GAAAAACCATGATATAATATAGGGTGTGAAGTTGACGTATTCAAGTTTTCCCATAAACCAACCTACATTGATTTTCAAAAAAACTCCTACGGAAAGAGCCTAGCGAAAAATGCTGGGTTCTTTTTCGTTATGTAAAGAAGGTGATCATATGGCAGAGAGTAAAGTAGGCAGACCGCCAAAGTACAAAAACAAAGAGGAAATACAGAAAAAGATAGATGCGTATTTCAAATCATGTGAAGGTGAACCTTTAATATTAGATGGTGAACCAGTAATAGATAAATACGGTGATATTGTCATGGTAGGTAAAAGACCGCTTACGATTACCGGGCTTGCATTAGCACTTGGATTTAATAGCAGACAGTCGCTTTTGAATTATCAGGATAAAGAAGAGTTTATGGACACGATTATGCGTGCGAAGGCAAAAGTAGAGCAGTATGCAGAAGAAAGACTGTACGACAAAGACGGTGCAAATGGAGCGAAATTCAGCCTTGCTAATAACTTTGAAGGATGGAGAGAGAAACAACAGATTGAAGCAGAAGTAAATAGCGAAGTCAATATAACCATAGAATTAAGTGACGACTAATGAATATTAATATTAAAATATCCAAAAAGGTCTTTAATGACGTATATATACCATACTTGAATAACACAGACCGTTATTTACTGTTTTATGGTGGTGGTAGCTCCGGGAAATCTTATTTCATAGCACAGAGGTATATATACAAGCTTATACATCCTACACGCTGTAATTTGCTTGTGGTACGTCAAACAGGCGATACAAACAGAAAGAGTACATTTCCCCTGTTAAAGCAGGTCATTTCAAATTGGAACCTATCACAGCATTTTAAGATAAATGAAAGTGATATGCGGATCGTGTGCAAGCTTACAGGGAATGAGGTAGCATTTGCCGGGCTTGATGATGTAGAAAAGATTAAGTCTATCACATTTGCTAATGGTGAATTAACTGATATATGGGTTGAGGAAGCTACAGAATGTCAGGAGCCGGATATAAACCAGCTTAAAGTTCGTTTGCGTGGTGGTAAGAGCAAGAAACAAATGGTCTTATCATTTAACCCTATCAATATACAGCACTGGATAAAGAAACACTTCATTGACAGTGGACTTGCTACAGTATGTTTCAGTACATACAAAGACAACAAATTCCTGACTGATGATGATAGAAAAGCCCTTGAAGATTTACAGTATATAGACGAATACACCTATGAGGTATACTGCCTTGGTAAGTGGGGTATTCTTGGCAAGACTGTATTTGATGCAAGAGCATTACAGAAGCGATTAGAAGTAATAGAAAAGCCATTGAAAGTGGGCTACTTCCTATACGACTATGACGGACTGCATATAAGTAATATACGCTGGGTGAATGACAGAAACGGATATATAAACATATACCAGCTTCCCAATACACCAGCGGTCACAAAATACTGTATAGGTGGCGATACAGCCGGAGAAGGTAGCGACTATTTCACCGGGCATGTATTGGATGCAAGAACAGGAATACAGGTGGCAAAGCTAAAACACCAATTTGATGCAGACCAGTACACAAAGCAAATGTATTGTTTAGGCAAATACTACAAGGATGCTTTAATAGGTATTGAAGCCAATTTTGACAGCTTCCCTATAATGGAGTTACAGCGATTAGGCTATCAAAACCAGTATGTTAGAGAAACACAGGACACATACACAGGAAAGACAGAAAAGAGATTCGGCTTTAAGACAACCAGCTTAACAAGACCGACTATCATTTCCAGATTGATAGAGATTGTCAGAGAGCATTGCGACACCATAAATGACAAGGAAACGCTGGAAGAACTTCTAACCATTATCAGGAATGAAAAGGGCAGGATAGAAGCCCCGGAAGGTGGACATGATGACGAAATGATGGGGCTTGCAATAGCACACCATATTAGGGAGCAGGTAATCTTCATGGAAGAACCAATAGTAGTGAATCCGCAGTACCATTTCAATATAGAGAAGCATAACGAAACAGTATACGATTGGGGCGAAAGCTTAACAGTGATTTAAGGAGATCATATGGAAACAATTTTAATAATTGCAGTAGTAGGCACACTCAATGTAGTGTGTTTTTTTATTGGGGCCAAGGTAGGGCAGACAGTAGCACAGGGAAAAGAGATAGAACCACCAAAGATAAATAGCCCGGTAGCGTTGTATAAGGCTCATATAGAAGCGAAAGAAGCGGAAGCAGAGAAGAATAGGCTTGATGTTATTTTAGGCAATATAGAGCGATATGACGGAACAGGAGCAGGACAAGAGGATGTACCGAGGGGGTGATAGGAATTGTACGGAATGAACATAGAAGAAATCAAAGAAACTGCTATATGGTCCCTATATGAGAGAGGGCGAAACTACCACCAATTGACAGGTATTTATACCGATACCGATAGGAATTATCGTATGTATAACGGTAATCAGTGGGGAAAAGCAAAACTGGGCGACGTTGAACCAGTACAGAAGAACTTCATTAAGCCTATTGTTAAGTACAAAGTAGGTGTAATACATGACAATTTGTATGCTATTATCTTTAGCTCACAAAACTATGAAAACAGAGAGTTTCACAAGGAAGCTGAAAAGTATTGTGAAATGCTCAATAGATACGCTTCAAGAGTGTGGGAAAAAGACAGCATGGACTTTAAGGGCCGGAAGATAACAAAGGATAGTGCTATCAATGACGAGGGTATTTTATATGTCGACTTTGACACAGAGAAGATGCTCCCGGTCAATGAGATAGTAAAGAAGAATGATATTTACTATGGCAATGAGAATGACGAGGAAATACAGTCACAGCCTTATATCCTGATCCGAAAGAGAATCCCGGTAAGCAATGCTATTGAATGGGCCTTATCAGAAGGGCTAAGCGAAGAAAAGACCAAGTACATTATAGGCGACAATGACACATTCGAGGAATCCGGGGAAAGTGCAAAGATTGAGCTTGATAACATGGTTACTATCGTTTACAAGTTCTACAAGAAGGATAAGACAGTACACTTCTCATGTGCTACACGCTGGATTGACATTGTAGAGGATGTAAACACAGGTTTAAGCCTATATCCTATAGCACATTTCAACTGGGAAGAAAAAGAAGGTAGTGCAAGGGGTGAAGGTGAGGTTAGATACCTCATTCCTAACCAGATTGAAGTAAACAGAACCGAGTTAAGACGAGTAATTACAGTTAAACAACAGGCATACCCACAGAAGATAGTGGATTCTAGCAAGATTTCCAATCCAGCATCACTTAATACAGTCGGTGGAGTAATTAAGACCAACGGAACACCTGTAGAGGATGTACATAAGGTCGTAGGAACTCTTACACCTGCTCAAATGTCACCTGATGTGAAGCAATTACAGGATGATTTAATACAGGTTACAAGGGACTTGGCAGGTGCCGGAGATATTGCAACAGGTAATGTAAACCCGGAAGATGCTTCTGGTCGTGCTATATTGGCAGTTCAACAGGCTTCACAGTCACCAATGACGGAACAGAAGGAAAGCTACAAGAAGTGTATAGAGGATGTTGCAAGAATATGGCTTGATTATCTGATTGTACACTCTGTAGATGGTGTGAACTTAGAAGAAGCTGTAACCGATCCGAACACCGGGGAAGAAATTATACAGATGGTGAACGTACCACAGGTTACATTACAGCAGTTACAGGCCACAGTAAAGGTTGATATTACACCAAAGGGAGTATATGACCGTTTCGCACAGGAGCAGACAATAGAAAATATGCTCTTACAGGGCTTGTTATCGGCTGAAAGAGTGGGCGAATTAGCAATATATGCGGAATTGCTTGACGACGATTCAGTAGCCCCTAAACAGAAGATAAAAGAAGCTGTAGAGCTTATCAGAGAAGAACAGCAGAGAATAGCACAGATACAGGCAGAAGCACAGGCAATGCAACAGAGGGCTAATATGTTTCTTATGGAAGATGCAGAAGCACAAGCACAGCAAATTGCAGATGCTAAAATGATGGCAGGAAGCCCGGAAATGCCTGTAGAAGCCACAGAAACAGGGGGAGCTATGGAAGATAACCCCGACGATAATTAAACGCTTAAAAAGCCTTTTAACGAGGGCTTTTTTATTATGTCCAAGCATTGATGACTTTAAAAGCTATGGAAACAGTGAAGCAAACACTAATCAAAAAATGGGAAGGAGTTCTACATGAACGAAAATGAAAACCTTGCAATGGAAAACGTTGCTGAAAACGTGGAGCAAACCACAGAACAAACAACAGAGCAGGTGACACAGCCTGAGAAAGTCTACACAGAAGAAGATTTCAACAAGAAATTGGATGAAGTGTTAGGAAAGAAGATTGCCCGGAACACTGCCAAGATTCGCAAGGAGTACGAGAAGAAGTACGGTGAATTGGAAAGCGTATTGAGAGCAGGTACAGGCAAAGAGGATGTAGGGGAAATGACAAGTACCTTTCGTCAGTTTTACGAGGGTAAAGGTATTCAGATACCCAAAGAGCCTACCTATTCGGCAAGAGATATTGAAGCACTGGCAAAAGCAGATGCAAGCGACATAATCAATGCCGGACTTGATGATGTAATCGAGGAAGTGGACCGCTTAGCGGATATAGGCTTAAACAATATGACTGAAAGAGAAAAGGCAGTCTTTAAAGAGCTTGCAGAGTACCGTAAGACCGCAGAACGTGGCCGGGAATTAGCCAAAATTGGAGTATCAGAGGATGTTTACAACTCTAAGGAGTTTAAAGACTTTGCTAGTAAGTTTAGTTCCAACACATCCGTAACAGAGATTTATGAAATCTATAACAAAATGAAACCAAGAAAAGAAGTTAGAACAGCAGGAAGTATGACGAGTGCTACACAGACTGATACCGGGGTGAAGGACTTCTACACAAGGGATGAAGCCCTACAGTTTACAAAGGCAGACTT